TTGGTCTTCACTAGCGTTACATATCTAGGAGTCTGTAGCGGGGCAGTGGAAAGATTGTCCGTTAACACGTGGGTCACACTATGAGGCTCTTTAGTGGATTTTGTGGGCGTTAGTGCCTTCATAAGTAAGCCAGCAGGAATTGGGGCAGTCTACTGGGGCTCTCTAGCACTCTTGTTCCTCTAAAACACATGGGTAGGCATGACCTTGATGGACAACGATGTGGATGTCTCCCTTATTAACCGGAACACCACTGAAAAGGGTGCCACTGGGAGTTTCTGGGGTCCATATGTGAAGGGATCTTTAGGTATTCGAGCAGTATATAATCCTGCGAATTGACGTGAGTGAGATTCCCCGCTGGGTTGTTGAGTCTCTTACAAGGCTCAGGTCAACGCCGGTGGATCTTGATACTTCCAGTATGATGTCAGGTGAGGAGACAGAAAGGTGTCTCGATTCAGGGAGTGACATGAGTGACCAGAAAATAGACTGGAAAACGCAATGATGGCCGTTCTTCTTATAGATACCTGGGCGATCGTTTGAACCTGCATCGACAATCTTATAGTTCATCCCGGTTTGGTCCCTTATAATCCGTTGTAGGCTTGAGAAGTTATAAACCATTGGACGTGGACACCATGACTCATCTTCTTGCAAATGGTCTGTCTCCGGCAGAATGGGAATCCTGTATTCTGACATGCCTATGGTGACTATCCTGTGGGGACGCTGTTGCCTGTTCCTGAGGAGGAGATCTTTCATCCTTCTTGTATTAAGGACGCACAAATCCACCAGCTCATCGAATGAGTTTGGATGGTAATTGGCATCGTAGGACTAAGAAGGTGTCTGCTCACTGTCCAAGTTGACCCTGAAGGCTGTGTCTCTGAGGTTGTAGGTGTTGGGAAAATCGTCTTGTTGCCAAACGTATATCCTGAAACCTAGACGATAGGCCATGTCCATAAGGTGCTGGAGGCTCATAAACGTCTATCCGCCGATGACCAGAATGATTCTGTCGTCTGTGACGTTTGAAACCGATATGGCTGACATAACACCTGCATCCATCCAGACTTGTAAGAATAATCTCACAGGGTCCAGGATCCTGACAGCTGCAATTAGATCGGAATAATTCCTGATAACTACTAGTCTAGACCCGAGTCTGTTGATGAGGTGAACTCCTTCGTTCTCGTTGTTCATGGCCTCTTGGGGATTTCCAGTGTAGGTGTTGTACGGGCGAGGGTCGACTATTTCATCTTTTGTTTCCTCATCTGAGTCCTAATAACCAGCGTAGATCTCGATAGTGTTGTTCTGGTAAATGTATAGAACGTGCGAAATGTCGAAACCTAATCTGCGGTTGATCTGGAATTCCCCGGAGTATGAAAGTTCTGATTGGGGTTTCTAGTTCAGATGGAAACGCATGAAGGCATCCTAGATCTATTCCTCTGTATGGATGACACCTGTTCTTGCCTGGTGGACGTGGAGATTGGCTTCTAGCATGGCTTCAAGGAGATGGGAGGCTTGGTGAGTTGAGAGCTACAGGTGCTTTGCGCCGACGTAGATGGATGGGTCGCGGAATATGTCCTGGTTCTTACGGGAGTAATACTACTTCTGAGTGAATAGCTTATTATAATCAGGGCAGAGTATCCAGGAGTCTAGTTCCCCAGTGGTTGAGAAGGACCAGAGAGAACAGAAATCTACTTCGTACCACCTGCGGATGTGGGCTGATTTCACACATTGACCTAGGCATCTTGTTTGCTCTGTGCGGTCCCTGGTTGTGCAGGAGAGGATGGCCTCGCGGGCGACTTTAGCTAGTGCGGGAGTGGTCCAAAGAACAACATCATCACCGGATGCTACTACGACTAAGTTGGGAGACAGCCACGGGGTGGAAAACTCTGGATTGCAAGACTTGTGGAGGTAGAAGTACGTATAAGCCACTGCGCGGAGAGTGTTTCCGAACGTCGTCCTGAAAGAAAGTCCTGAGAAAGTGGTGCCATTGATAGCTAGGTATGCGTAGTTCTCCTCGGGGTGCACATCAACTCCTGTCAATTTCATGGTCCTGAACCTCTTTTTGACATGGTCTGGCCAACTCGGGGAGTTAACTCCTGGGAGGTGTATGAACAAATAATTGAGTGTGTTTTGAAAACATACTTTCAAATTTGCTACAATGGCCTCGGCGCTGACATCTGTGTCTGGGAAGTAGTGGTCCTTGTTAAAATGGATTAGGCGCTCGATGGTGGGCATGATCATGTCGAGGAACCGCGATTCTACCAGGGACTGTAATGGCGCGTATTAGGAGGAGTCCCATGAGCTACCGTCGATGCAGACACAATTCCATGAGGACTCAATACGGGATGTCACGTGCTTCTTGAGCTTGTCCTTAGAATATGAGTGTATAAACTCAGGGAAGGCCCGTTTGAGTGCTGACCACCAGGTGGATTGTATAGCTTAGATTAGACCGAATCCTTCGTCTTATGGGTTACATATGAGACGGGGGCGAGAATCCAACTCAAGAGTGTATCCTTAGCTGTCTAACTTGAAGTCCTCATAGGTGTGGTCAGTTTCTCCACTTTTTGCCGTTGCCTCGAAGTTACCAACATAGTCTTTATAGCTAACGTCCATGAAGGCCCTCTAGATGTTGGCGGCATACTTCTCCCTCTTTGATTGAGACCAATCTGTCTTTGATTGAGGGTAGTCCATTAAGCGCTTCTTGTGGTCATAGATCTTGCAGAAGATTTGGGCCCTCTCTCTTAACCATGGAAGTAGAAAAACTCCGAACTGGTCGGTCGTAACGTCGTCGTACTGTTGGTAGGCACCTAGCTGTCTTTCAAAGATTGCGAACATTTTGTTGTTCACACTCTTGGAGTTCCACTCGAATTCTTTGACCTCCTTACCGGCACATATTGAAATTGCTCCCGCTAAGACTGTCTGCTTGTCTTTGGTAATCTCGGACACATCTACGAGACTGT